CGCCTGCGCCAGCGTGAGCTGCCCGGCGACGTCCGGCGGCAGCCCGGTTGCGATCGAGGCCTCAACCGCCGCGCGTGCCTCCGCGTCCGCGATCGGATCGCCGGCGTCGAGGTCGAATACCAGGTCCCAGGTTTGCGCCTGGTCCCAGGTCAACGCCGGATCACGGCGCCGCTCGAGCTGCAGCGCGAGCGCGTAGGCGAGCTCCGTCCCGCGCACGAGCTCGGCCGGGTCCGCGCCGGCCGGCGAGCCTAGCGCCCGGATCAGGCGTTGCGCGTCGGTCGTGCGGACGTTCGCGATCGCGCAGGCGCGCGCGAGCTCGAGGATCGTCAGCGAACGGATACCAGGCAGCGTGAGCGTCACGCGCCGCGGATCAGTCTGTGCGGAATCCACGTTGCCTCCCTCGATCGGTGAGCGCCTGGTCGTACAGCTCGAGCACCGCGTCCGCCTGCTCGGCGATCGTGTCGGCGACCATCCGGGCGCCTGGTACACCGTGCGCGCCGTACTCGACTGGTCCCGCGTACGGCACGCCGGACACGACGGCGCCGGCGACCTTGCTCGCCTCCGCGGACCAGGACGCCGCGAGCGCGCCGGACCGCCGCGGCGAGCGCTGCGACACGCCCGGTATCAGCAGCTCGGCGCCGGCGCGGTGCGTCGCCTCGAGGTCCTCGACATCGCGCGCCAGTGCATCGAACGCGGCGCGGACCTCGCGGTCGCCTGTGACGTTGACCGCCTGCGGCATGCCCTATACGGCCGCGGACGCGAGCTGATCCGCGTCCTCCGGCGAGAGGTCCGGTTGCGCCGGCGAATCCGTGTCGCCGCCGTTCGCGGCGGACCCGTAACGCGTGCCAGCCGGGAACGCGGACGCGAGCAGCTCCGGCTTGCTCGAGCACGGCAGCGTCACGTCGAGCTCGGCGAACGTGTCCGCCTCGCCGCCGTAGGTCGGTGCGATCAGCCGGACCTCGCCCATCATGCCCGGCGTCGCGTCGGACGGCGCGTCCGCGCCGGCAACGTCCGAGCCGTGCGCCTGGTAGCGGAATTCCGCGGACTCGCCTTCGTGCTCCCACAGCACGCGCGCGAGTCCCTCCGCGGACCAGTCCTGCGCCGCCGTGATATGCAGCGCGTACGAGCTGCGCCCAGGCTGCGAGAACGATCCGTCCGGACACAGCGTTTGGTACGTCACGACGTCGCCGGGTTCGACGGCAACCTCGACTGTGTGAACGTCGCAGTTCACTTCGAGCGCCGGCTCGGCGCCGATCGTGAGTGTCAACGACACGTCACGCATGAAAAGAGGATTACCGGACACGAGTTAGCCCTCCGCGGTGTGTATCAGGACGAACGCAACCGATGCCGGATGCGACACGTTGCCGAGCGTAATGTCCCGCGGCGCGCTCCAGCTCGGCAGCGAAACGCCGCGCAGCGAAAGTAACGCCGCGTCGATTTTGTCGACCAGCTCGGCGAGCTCGTCGTATGCCGCTGCCGTGTCGGTCCGCGCGGCGATCGCGGTCAACTTCCAGCGGACCAGGACACGCGGGCTCGGCGAATCGCGGTCGATCCACGGCTCGCCGGGTTCTACCAGGACGCACGGCGCCGCGTACCGTCCGCCGGTCGCGGTCCGGATGCCTGATCCCTCGAGCGCGTCCGTGAGCTGATCGCGCGAGGCGGCGAGCCGGCTCACGCAATCCCGACCGTCGCATGCCGCGCGATGATCGGCGCGACGCCCTCGAGGTAATCGCGCGCGACGCGGATCGCGGCGCCCTCGAGGTCAACGTAGCCCGTCAGCCCGTACACCGCCTCCCGGCGTTTGTAGGCCTCCGCGCCGGCGATCGTCGCCGCGTACGTCAGCTCCGGATAGGCCGCCGGATCGAGCTCGAGCGGCGGCGGCGGTTCGATCGGCGGCGCCGCCGCCGGCGTGCCGCGCATGCGGACGTCGATCCCGGCGTTGACCGCCGCGGCGCACGCCTCCGACCAGGCGGAATCCTCAGCCGTCGGCGACGTTACGCCGACGGCCGCAAGGATCCCGGTCCCGGTTGTCCATTCCGCCACGGACTACGCCTGCGCCTTTCGTCCCTTGTCGGCGCCGGCTGCGAACGGCAGGACGATTGCGGTCGCCTTCACGAGCCCGGCCGGAATGAAAATTCCGGTGGCGCCCATCGACCAGTACGCGCGGTTCTGTCCGAGCTTCGCGACGTCCTCAGCGGTCGCGACGAACGGTCCGTCCTCGTGCCACTGTGCCGCGCGCTCGTTCGTGAAGATTGCCGAGCCCGCCGTGAGGTACGGCGCCTCGATCACGGCCAGCCCGGACACGTTGATTTGGAGCGTGCTCGCCTGTGCCGTCCCTGTGACGTTCGCCGTCCCATAGGACGCCGGCGTCAGGACCGCGCCGAGCGCGGCGAAAACGTCGGAGGCGACCAGGACCGCGGACGCCGGCGCACCGGTTGCGCTGCGAACCTTCGCCGAGCCGGCGAAAAACGTTTCGCGCGTGTCGGCATCGGTCGCGATCGAGCCGGTCAGTGTGCCGGTCGCGCCCGCCTCGAGGTCGTCCTCGTACTCGCGCTCCGTCGTCAGCGCCCAGCCGGCGAGCATGATCCGCCCGTACGCCTCGAGGTAGGACGGCGAGCTGCGGCGGATCAACTGGTACGAAATGTCCGAGCCGCCGGCGAACGTTTCGATCGGTGCGTTGCCGTCGAGCAGGTTCACGACAACGCTCGTGATTTCGGTCTTTTCGGCGGATTGCTTGCCGACCAGTGCGCCCAGGTCGCCGGCGAAGTACGGCCAGTGCAGGGACATTCCCGACGCGCCGAGCGGACCAGGCCCGCCGGTCGCCTCGATCGCCGGCCGCGAGGCATCGACAATGCCTTTCACGTCCGACACGAACGACGGCGCCATTACGCCGGGGTTCGTCGCCGCCTTCTGATCGACCAGTGCGCGCGCGAGCAGGACGGCGGACTCAGGATCGCCGGATGCGTCCTTGAGGTACTCGCCGAACGCGGACCATCGCGCCATAAGGTGCGGTCCGCCGCGCCTGGTCGATCCCGCCTCGAGCGCCGTCATGCGTGCGAGCAGGTCGGACCGGAGGTCCTCGAGCGCGTCGAGCTGCGCGGGATTGTCCGCGGCGACACGCACGCCGGGATCGGTTGTCGGAGCGGCGACCGGCGCCGCCTGCGGTTCTGTCATCGGTTGTGCATCCTCACTTCGTACAGCTAGAACCTCAGCGCCCGGATAGGCGCCGCGTTCCACAATCCCGACGCGCACAAGCCGCGCGCGGATACGTTCTGTCACGCCGCTATCGCCGGCGCGGTCCTCGATCGGCTCGAATACCGCGGACGCGCCGCGGTATACGCCGTCCCTCGTCAGCTCGAGCAGCTCGTCGCCGTCCCGCGTGCGGGACACGCCGAACGCCGCGTACGCGCCGTCCTCGCGGTCCTCGAGGCGCGCGGCGCGGCCGGCAAGGCGCACGCCGGGATCGGCGCCATGCGGTCCGATCGCCTCGAGCGTCACGTCCTCCGGCGCGGTGCCCTCGAACGCGCCGCGGCGAAAGAGCTCGCGCCCGTCCGCCGTTTCGCCGATCACGTCCCAGGGAACGACGCGGACCTCGATCACGCGCTCAGCGGCGCCGCGCGCGGTAATCACGGCCGGGAAGGTTGTAGTTCGTAGGGTCATGCGATCGGGACCTCCGTTGCGGCCGGCGTCGGCGCCAGCGCTGCCGGGATATCAGGCGGCAGCGTGCGCTGCCAGCCCTCCCAGCGGTCTATTTGCTCGAGCGTGAGGAATCCGGCGCGCATGCCGGTTTCGTATGCGGTCCATCGCGCGGCGGTGTTCAGGCGTTCGATTTCGGCAGTGCTGAACCGCGCCGATTGCGTACCAGGCAGCAGGTCCGACAGCGCTTCCTCAACCGGCGCGAGGTAGAGCGGTTGCACCGTCACACGGAGGAACGTCATTAGCGCCTCCGCGATGTTCTGGTACGTCAGTGACGATCCTCCGACCTCCGCGAGCAGCAGCTCCGGCGGGAAGATTCCCAGCCCGCGCGCGACCTCGAGCGCGCCGTGCTTGCGAGTCTCGAGTAGCTGCGAGGCCTCCGGCGTCGATCCCGGCGTCGAGAGGTCCCAGCCTTTCGGCAGGACCGCCGGCGAATGATCGCGATGGTTCGCGATCCACCGATCCTTCACGCCTTGCGCCGCCGTGTCGTCGAGCGTGCCGTCGAATTTCAGGACGACGGACGGGACGGCGCCGGTTTCGTACCAGGCGCCCGCGTACAGCTCGGCCGCGAGGATGCGATCGAGGGACGACGCGATCAGCTCGAGCGGCGATCGTCCGAGCAGCTCGCCGGCGGGACGGTTGATCGCGATGATTAGGCAATCGCGACCCGGCAGCAGCTCGCGGCCGGCCCATTGCACCGTGCGCGTTAGGCGCGACTCGTCCGCCCATTGCACGGACACTTGATCGAACGGGAGGACGATCGACACGTCCGGCCGGCCGGCCGCGTTGCGCCCGCTGATCGGCTGCCACAGGACCGCGGTTCCGTGATCGAACAGGGACCCGACGAGCTGCGCGAGGTACTCGCCGCGCGTGATTTCAGGCGCCGGCCGGACCAGGACGCGCGGTTGCGATTTCGTCGGCAGCGGATAGCCGTTAGCCCAGGCGACCGGCTCGAGCATGCTCGCGAGGGACACGATCAGCTCGCGAGCTCGCGCGACGGCCGGGATCGCCTGGTAGTCCGCGATGCCTAGGCGCTTGTCGATCGCGTACGAAATTTGTCCTGCGAGGTCGGACTCAGACGGCGGACCGATCAGCCAGCGTTGCACACCGTCCCAGAATCCCACAGGCGGCAGTATGCGGCCGATACGTAGGTTTGCCTAGATTCCGACCGCTAGAAGATTTCCGCCTGCGCCGGCGCCGCCTCCGGCGCGATCGCAGCCCAGGCAGCCCAGGCTGCCGCGCGTAGCGCGTCGATCGCGCCGGCGGACTCGCGGATCGAAAAGTACCAGGCGCCGCCGGCGAGCGGTGCGGACGGACGCGCGCGGCGCGCCTGCGCCGCGAGTAGCGGATCGTCCGCGTGCATTAGGCGCCCTCCGATCAGCTCCGACCGGAAGAGCTCGGACGCGGCGCGCAGGTCCGCCGGCGCGAGGGACAACGACGGGAGGTCCGCCTCCGCCGCCCAGGCCTCGACATGCCTCGAGCTCGAGCCGGACCGCGCGAACGCGACGACGGCAGGCGACCAGGCGCGCGCCGCGGCGCCGAGCGCCTCGAGCAGCTCGGCCGGCGCGACCGTTTGTCCCGGCGGCGCCGAGAGGTCCGCCGCGATCCCGACGAACGTCGGCGCATCGGCGCCGGCAACGGCGACCGCGACGGACGCGCGAGTCCACGACGGGTCCGCCTCAACCGCGAGGACGATCCGATCGCCGCGCTCGAGCGGCGGCGCGCCGGCAGCCCGCGACCACACGCCGAGCGGTAGCCACTCGTCCGCGGCGTCGGACCACAGGTTCAGCCGTTCCTGCCGGAAGGTCGCCGGCGTCAGTGCGGCGAGCTCGTCACGGATGCTTGCGGCGTCGATCCGTCCCTCCGCCATTGCCGGCGACGCCTTCGCCCAGGCGCGCGGATCGTCCGGCGCGTCGGTTTCGTCGGCCGCGTACCAGGTCATACCGAATCCGTCCGCCGGCTCGAGCCCGTCGAGGATGCGCCGGCCGCGCTCCCACAGCCGACGGAGCAGGATCGAGCGCTCATCGCCGGCGGTGCTGATCTCGAATAGCAGCGGGTCCGGACGCGCCGTCATTGTCGGTTTGAGTCCCGCGTACGTGTCCTCGTCACGTTGCGTCCGGACTTCATCGAATACTCCGAGGTCGATCGAGTAGCCGCGGATCGCGTCGCGCGCGTCCCTCGAGGCGACGTGATACTCGCGGTGCCAGCCGGCGACCGCGGACCGGATGCCCAGGTAGCGCGTCAGCGCCAGCCCGCCGGACCGCTCGTGTCCGAGCCGCCGCTGCAACGGCGCGAGGTCACTCATTACGGCCGCGTACGGAATCCGCGCCTGTGCTCGCGTGTGCGCCAGCCCGTACAGCAGCTCCCATGCGGGACCGGCTGCCGTTGTGAGCGCCCATCCGACCAGTGCGCGGACGATCGCCGTTTTCCCGTTCTGCCGCGCCGTCGATATCAGGTACTCGCGGTGCAGCAGGCGCCCGCCGGCGTTGACCGCGAGCGCCCGCGTCACGGCGCGCGCCTGCCAGCGGTCGAGCTCGAGGCCGAGCTCGCGCCGCGCGAACGCGACAACGAGCGGACCCCAGGACCCGACGGCGCCGGCCGGCATCGGTGTTTCCCATCGCGGCGGCGGGACGCGCCGGCGGCGGGTTTTCGCGCTCGAGCTGCCGGATTTCGCGCTCACGCTCCGGATCGAGGCGCTGTAACGGCCGGGAAGGTGCCTGCAATGTCTGTCCTATGTCTGGACATAGGCGCGAGCTCGCGATCCGGCCGGCTGCGCCTCACTCGATCCGAGCCCGGTCGCGGCGTGTCAGCCGCGGCGCCCGTCCGCGGGTTGCGTCCGACGGCGCGGCGACCTGCGACGGCGGCGCCGTCACGTCCGACCCTGATCCCAGCTCGCGCGCCAGCTTGAGCGCGAGGTCCCAAAGCTTGAGGCGCGAGGCGAGCGCCGGCTTGCCTTTCGGCGCCTCCGGTCGCAGCTCGGCGATCGTGTCGGAGAGCTCGGCGCGTAGCGCGTTCCGGTAGCGCTCGAGCAGCTCGAGCGTCACGGCGGACGGAATCCCGCGCCGCGTGTGCTTGCGGCCGGCGTCCTGCGGACGGTCGGAGGCCTCCGGCATCGTCAGCGGTTCCGCAAATGGGGATTATCTGTCGCGAGCTCGAGGACCTCGATCACGGCGCGCGCTCGAGCAGGATCAGCGCCTCCGCGACCAGGATCAGCGCGAGGACCGTCACGAGCGCGACCAGGACCAGGACGTCGCCGTCGGATAGGCGGATCACGAGCCCGCCGGCGGATAGCGCCGCGCGAGCTGCTCGAGGCGGACCGTGATCGTCCGTTGCAGCTCGAGCATGCGCTCGGCCGGAATCCCGCGCGGGATCACGACGGCGAGCACGCGATGATCCCGCGCGAGCTCGGCGATCAGCTCGGCGACGCGATCGAGGCGAATCCGCGCGCGCTCGGCGTCCGTCACGGCGCCGGCTCGAGTAGCGCCGGCTCGAGTAGGACCAGCGCGCCCAGGTTCAGCGCGAGGACGGCGAGCAGCAGGACCAGAATCGCGATTCTGTCGCGATCGGACAGGATCACGGTCGATCCGGCGGAATGACGCCGATCCGGACCCGGACCCGGCGCACCGTCCCATTGTCGGCACCATTCCGCGCGACGGAGGACTGCCGCGACACTATGG